GCGTTGATGCCGGCGCCGACGTTGAGGATGCCCAGGTGCTGCCCGGACGCGCCCGACCCGTCGATGACCTGGAGGTCCAGCCGCATGTTGTAGTCGGCGATCAGGTCCGCGAAGATCACCTCGTCGAACGCGATCGGCGACTGGTCCAGCAGCTGGATCGCCACGTCCTCCTGGCCGGCGATCGTGCGCACCGGTGCGCTGACCGAGCTGTCGGTCATGTCCTGGCTGGTGACCGCGCCGCCGTCGGCGGTCTGCACGCCGGTCGCGGTGCCGGTGGCCACCTTCGGCAGGTTGATCGAGTCCGTGCCGGTCGGCAGGTCCATGTTCCGGCACAGGTTCGCCGTCTGCCGGCCGAAGCGGGCCAGCTCGATGTACTCGTCGACCAGCCACAGCGGCGGCACGAAGTAGCCGCCCTGCCCGTCGGTGCGGTTCGGCGCGACGCGCTGCTCGTACTGGTTGCGCTCGAAGACGCTGGCCCGCTGCTCGGCGCTCCAGGTCCGGGCGTCCTCGATGCCGTCGAGTGCCCGCTGGGCGCGGGCCTCGCGGGCCGCCTCCCGGCGCGGCATCTCGACCTCGAGCTCCTTGGCGTGCCGGGACAGCCGCTCGCGGGCCGCGGACACGCCGCCGTCGCCGTCGCCGCGGCCCAGCTCGGCCCGGGCCATGTCCAGGAAGTACGAGTGCTTCCGGGCGTGCCGGCCGTAGGTCATCGGCTCGCGGGTGACCCGGCCGCCGCCCTGCTTGCGCTCGGTGCCGGGGCCGGTCTCGCCGATCTCCTTGTACGCGTCGGCGGCGCGCTGCTCGCGCTGCTCGTCCTCCTCAGCGTCCTTGATCCGGGCCCGCAGCTGCTCGATGTCGTCGTCGAGCTTGCGGACCTCGGCGCGCTTCTCCTGCCAGGCCTTGTCCTCGGCCTCGGTGGGGGCGCGGTTCTCCTGCTCGGCGGCGGCCAGGACCTTGTCCCGCTCGGCCGCGAGCGTGCTGCGCTGCTCCAGCAGCTCCTTCAGCTGCTTGCGCATGTGCTTGAGCACGTCGGCTCACCTCTCCTCGTTTGGTGGGGGATGGGCGGGCCTGCGTTAGCCGTTCGGGTGGTGGCCCGGGTGGTGGCCGCCGCGGTGGCGGCTCCGGCGCGGGCTCCGGCGCGTCTGGTGATGCAGGCGTTGCTAGGCCAGGCCGGCGGTGGCGCGGGCGTCCGCGTCGTCGTCGGCGGCCAGGTCGCGGTACCACGCCAGCGGGCGCCGCGAGTCGGTGGGCGGCTCGGTGCCGAGCCGCTGGCCCAGGCGCTCGTACAGAGCACGTACGGCGTCCATGGGCAGCTGGTCGAGGTCCTGGGCGCGCAGCGCCGACTCGACCGACGTCGCGGGGTTCGCGCCGTACGTCACGACGGACACGTCACCGCGGTGGATGTTGTACTCCAGGATGTCCCGCTGGGCCCAGTCCGGCGACCACAGCTGCCGCATCACCCGGAACCGGAAGGACATCTCGGTCAGGATCTGCTCGTCGACGGCCTGCACCACGGCGCGGACGATGTCCCGCTCGCCGTTGAGCTGCGGGGCGTCCATGTGCAGGCCGGTGGTGTCCTCGGACAGCAGCAGGGTGCCGGCCGCGCGGGTGCGGGCCAGGGGCATACCGGCGTGGTTGAGGACCAGGACGACGTCCGGGTCCTCGGACAGGGTCTTCGCGCCGGCGCCGCCGCGGACCACCTCGTCGTATTCGCCGAGCCAGTCCCACATCTTGTACGGCTCGTCGTAGACGGTGGCGTACCCGGTCAGCTGGTAGCGGGTCCCGCCGGTGCCGTCCTGCTTGGCGCGGACCTCGAAACGGGCGGCGTAGGTGCGCCGCTCATGCACGCCGGTCAGCCGGCCCCGGTCAGCCTTGGTCTTCATTGCCGCCCCCGTCCTTGGTCGGGTCGTTGCTACGGGCCGCGCCGACCGGCAGCGGCTGGTCGCCGCCGGGGATCGTGCCCTCCACGTCTTCGATGTCGCGGACCTCGTTCGGGGTGCGCCACCGGTCCCGCAGCGCCAGCGAGTGCGCCTTGTAGCGCTCCAGGGTCGTCGACTGGAGCAGGGCGTCCCGGTTGAGCTTCACGTACTGGCCGCGCGGCAGCATGCCCGTCAGGGCCCGCTCCGCCCGGTTGATCCACTTCGACAGCGCGTACACCAGCAGATGCCGCGACCGGCCCTCCACCGTCGAGTACGTCAGGCTGTTGCCCGTCTCGTAGCCGAGCACCTCGGCCATCCCCGGCCCGTACAGGCGGGCGCACTGCGCCTCGGTGTACTTGTTGGTCTCCAGGAACTGCGACTCGTTCGGGTTGACCTGGATCTGCTCGTACTTCCAGCCCTTGCCGAACACCACCGGCTCACGGGTGCCGCGCACGGCCGCCAGGAACCGCTGCTTCGCGATCCGCGCGGTCGACTGCTTCATCTCGACCTCGGTGTTGACCAGCATCGCCGACGGGTGCGCGCCGTCGACGAACCACTGAAGGCCGAACCGCTCAGCGGTCAGTCCGAGGCCGATCGTGGTGGCGTGGTACGCCACTGGGGACAGGCCCATCACCTGGCCCGGGGCCGGGTAGCAGCGGCGGTGCCACATGACCTCCCGGTCGACCGAGCGGCCGTTTACCCGCCACGTCGGCAGGCCGCTGTCCAGGTCACGCCAGCCGGTCACCGTGTCCGGGTGGTACAGGGTCACCTGGGTGGGGAAGCTCTCCCGCCGGTCCCGGCCGACGATCTTGCCGTTGGCGTTGCCGCGCAGCAGCCACGACCGCAGCAGCTGGTCCAGCCAGTCCTGCACCCCGTACCCGTCCCCGGCCGGGTCGAGCAGGTAGGACGGGGTGCGCAGGTGCGTGCGGTCCTTCTTCACGCCGCGGAAGACGTCGATCGGCAGCTCGGACACCAGGCTGGCGATCAGGTCGATCGACGACCACATGGCGATCTTCTGGAGGCTCGCCTCGGCCTCGGTCAGGTTCACCGCGCCGGCGTAGCCGCCGGGGCCGGTCTCCAGCGGCGACGGCAGCGGCGGGTTGCTGAACGACCCGCGCAGCTCGCCGTCGGCCGGGCGCCGGCGGCGGCCCCAGAAGACACTCACGGGATCTGCCGATCGGCCAGCAGCAGGAACGCGCCGGCGGTGATGAACCCGGCCGGCGGGTAGATGTCCCAGGCCCCGTAGGCCACCAGCAGCGCGCCGGCGGCGCCGGGCACGGACCGCACCAGGTTGCCGAGGACCTCGGCGCCCTTGACGAGTAGGTCGGCGGCGCGGCGGCCGGCAACGGCGGATCGGTTCACGGTCGCCTCCCTCACCAGATGTTGTCCAGGGCGTCGTACGGCGCGGCCAGGTCCTTGTACCGCTCGAAGGTGGCCAGCGCGATCACGTCGGTCACCAGTGGAGAGATGTCCGCTCCCACGGATGGCTTGCGGCCGAGGCCCCAGGCGCCGTCACCGAGCGGCCGGGTGCGGGCCCCGATCAGCGCCGCCCGGGTGCGGGGCTCGCCGGGCTGGGACAGGGTGCCCTGGTTGACCGCGTCGGCCCACGACCCGCACGCCGCGCCGTAGTCGGTGGTCGACAGCAGCCACAGCCCACCGCGGTGCGGTTCGGCGCCCATCGGCTTGATGCCGATGTCCCGCAGCTTCTGCTTCAGCGTGGCCGCCGGCGACCGCTCGTCGATGCCCCACGCCACCGGCTGGTGCCGCTCGCGCAGCTCCTGGACCCGGCCGACGATCCAGTCCGTGCCCTCGCCGTGCGCCACCAGCTCGGTGCGGCGGATGCCGTCCGGGCGGACGCCGGCGACGGAGATCGACGCGTGGTCGCGTAGCGGGGTGATGTCGATCGAGAAGGCGACCACGTCGCCGGGGCCGGCGCTGGGCCGGGAGTCGGCGAGCAGGTCCCACGCCTCCACCGAGGGCAGGTTCGGGTCGGCCTCGATGTCGTCGTCGTCGCGCGTCCAGTTCATGAACGCGCGAAGCCACTCGGCCAGCTTCGCCGGCTTCTCCTGCGCGGCCTCCAGCTCGGCCCGCATCGTCGCCGGCGTGACGGTGTGCCGCCAGTTCGGCGAGCACCGGCACACCCCGTCCACCGGGGCGGGGCAGAGCGCCGGCATGCAGCTCAGCCACACCCGGGGGTCGGTGTAGTCGGCGCCCGGCTCACCGGACCATTCGAAGTACGCGGTGCTGGACGGCTCCCCGGACTCGACGATGGCCCGCCCGCGGTCGGTCTCATCGTTGAGCGGCACCGACTTCGACGTCCCGGCGGTGGAGTACCACCACATCTGTGCCATCGGCACGGTGATCATCGCCGGGGTCCAGGCCGCCTCGATGCGGTAGTCCACCTGGGCGAAGTACTCGTCCGCCTTGCCCAGGTGCAGGGTCTTGCCGTGCCCGGCCTTCTCCGTGTTCGCCTGAAGGCTGTGAATCGAGCGGGTCTTGCGCCAGATGAACGCCTCGCGGCCGTTGGCCTTGCGTATGAGCACGCGCTTCGCCAGCGGGGACGCCTCGATCGCCGGGATCTGGTCGTCTTCCCACTTCTCCCGCGCCGCGGTGCCGTTCTGCGCCGCGTAGAGGATCCGCTGCCGCTGCCACGCCATCCCCCGGTGCGCGGCCACCGGCAGGATCAGCGACGTCTTGCCCGACTGGCGGGGCACCCGCACGCCCAGCTTGCGGTAGACGAACAGGCCGGTGCGGCGGTCGACCTCCAGGCCGGTGTCCGCGGAGTACCGCTGCCACGGCATCAGCGGCGTGCCGAGCGCGGCGGCGATCTTCGCGACCTTCCCGCCGTACGTCGGGTTGTCGAAGTTCCGCAGCGTCGCGTACCGGGGCGGGCAGGTCAGGCCGTAGTGGTCGTAGATCGCCTGCCGGTCGCGTTCAGTCGGGGGCATCGAGGTCGTCGAAGTCGTCTTCGTCGTCCGGGTCGTCGCTGCTGCGTGCCTTGAGCAGCTGCTCGACGGTGGCGCGCAGTTCCCGGGTCAGCAGGTGCAGCCGGGTAGCGGCGTCGCCGGTCGCGCCGTCGATCGCGCCGGCGAGGCGCAGCGCGGTGGCGACCAGGGTCGGCTCCAGGTCGCCGAGCTCGCCCAGCTTGGCGACGTCGGCGCGCACCACGCGAGTCATCTCGCCCTCGCCGGCGGCGCACGTCGGGCACGGAGTCGGCTTGGCGGCGTCGCCCACGAACAGCACCGCCTGGTCGCCGAGCAGCTCCATCGGCGTGACCTCGAGCCCGGCCGCGAGCGCGGCCAGCTCGTCCAGCGTGAAGTACCGGGTGCGCACGCCGTCCCGGCCAGGCCGGCCGGTCTCCAGGAACCGGATCACCGTGCCGGTCAGCCCCGCCGGCGCGCCCGCCTCGCCCGCAGCGGCCGCCAGGTCCTCCCGGGACATGCCGGCACGCTCGCGCAGATCACGGATCCGCGCACCGATCACGTCACTGATCAGCGGCGTGATCCCGGTGGTCTGATCTTGCGTCACAGCGACCATTTCCGCAGGTCACAGGCCCTTCGGGGAGAAAAAAAGGGAGCA